AAACGCACAGGATGCAGCGGCTCTTGCTGCAAAAGGCCGCAGACTTCTTGACAGATATGCAAACACAAAAGAAAAGTCTATGAAAAAAGAAGGCGAAGTAACGGCTAGTGGAATGGGTTCTGGAATTAAGAATCCAACACAGGGTAGTTTTCAAACACCAACACAACCACAGCCTAAGAAAAAGAAAAAGGAGAAAAATGAAATGGATTCAAAGAAATTTGAAGATGAGTTAGAAATCATTAAAACGCAAGAAGAATCATTGCATAATGATGTAAACTATGGTAAGGTCTTATACATGAATGAACAAGAGATAAATAGATTATCCCTTCTTAAAAGGGTTGTCAATTGGCTTGTTCCAGATGTTCAAGAAAATGCTTCAACAGAAATAGTTGAAGTTACTACAAACACACAGGAGGTAGATATGGATATTGAAGTCCTTAAAGATGCCCTAAGTGCTGTTGTTGACGACAAACTAGCTAACTTCGCTACTTCTATTAAAGAAGAAGTTGAGGCTTCGCTGAACGAAAAAATCGACAATATTACAAAGGGATTTGAAGCAAGCACTGCTGAGCTTCAAGAAAAACTAGAAGCCGCAGAAGCTGCTCTTACCGAAACCGAAGAACAGGTTAAAGTATTTGCAGAAGCTGGAGCTATCAAAAAAAGCGTTGATCCCGAAGACGATGAAGAGGCGGAGGGTGAAGAACTCGCCAAGTCAGATTCAATTTGGAACAACGTATACTTACCACAGGGTCTAATCAAGGCTCTTGGTTATAAGTCATAATTAGGAGGAAATAATACTATGGCATCACAAGAAGAAATTCTTTCAAAGGCTGACGAAGTAACAACGAGTGTTGTCGGTAACGATTCTGGTGGTTTGTTAAAGCCAGCACAATCTAACCGATTCCTTGATTTTGTTATCGACCAGTCCGTACTTATGCAGAACTCTAGAATAGTTCGTATGCGTACACCACAAATGGAAATCGATAAGCTTTCCATTGGAACCCGCTTGCTTTCAAAGGCAACCGAGGCAACTGACACTGGCTCAAACGCTGCTGTCACTTTCTCAAAGGTTTCAATCAGCACTGTCAAGCTTCGCCTTGACTGGGCAGTATCAACAGAGTCACTAGAGGACAACATCGAGGGTGCATCACTTGAAGATCACATCGCACAGGTTATGGCTCGTCAAACAGCTAACGACCTTGACGATTTGTTCATCAATGGTAACACATCTTCAAACAACGGTCTTATTAAGGCTCTTGATGGATTCATTAAGCTTGCAAAGGCAAATGGTCGTGTAGTTGACGAGGCAGGTAACAATGTCTCTAGAGCAACATATGATCGCATCCTTCGTAACCTTCCAACCAAGTACCTTCAGCGCAGAAATGAGCTTCGGTTCTTTACTGGTTCAGGAATTGTACAGGATACAATCTTTAGCTTAGGAAATCCAAACTCCGCTACAGCCGCAACTGCAGGCGCACCATCCCCCGGTTCAGTAACCGGTGACATGGCGTTCCTTCAGGGCACAATGCGTGGAAATGGTGGTCCAGGTTCAACTGGTATTTCGCCATTTGGTATTCCTCTTATTGAGATTCCTTTGACACCAGAAAATGTTGCTGGAGACTATTCTCCAACATCTGGTTCTCATGGACATGTGGAACTTACATTCCCTAACAACAGAATTATCGGTATTCACCGTGACATCACTGTATATCGTCAGTTTAAGCCAAAGACTGACACGATTGAGTATACTCAATTTATGAGAGTTGGATCTAACATTGAAAATGCTGATTCATATGTAATTGGCAAGAATGTTAAGCTTCGCAGCCTCTAATATTTAAAACAAAACAAAAGTGTTGGGTGGAGGGTGAAATACCCCTCCATCTCGCATTTTATATAAGGATATGGTAATCTATTAACTATGAGTGATAACATTGTAAGAAGTTCAGATGTAACATCTGGAAAACAAGAAAAACCTGCAAAGAAAGCGCCTGCAAAGAAAGCAGCCGCAAAGCCAAAAGTTGAAAAAGCAGAAGAAAAAAATATTAATGGCTATACAGTTATAATTTTTGAATGTGGTGCATCATATATTTCTGGTGATATCCATTTTACAAGAGAAAATTATATTCAAGAAGTTTCAGAGGATGAAGCAAAACGCCTACTGGAACTTGATAACTTCAGACTCCCAAATCAATTTGAGCTTGAAGATTATCATAATTCTAAGGAGGATTAAAAATGGCAGGTAGCCTTAGCAATTATGCTGAAAACAAATTATTAGATCATGTTCTTGGAACAACGGCTTATACAATGCCAACAACATATGTTGCCCTGTACACAGTAGCCCCAACAGAATCCACTTCCGGCACAGAAGTCACAGGCGGTTCATACGCAAGAATTGCGGGTTCATTTAGTGCTTCATCGAGTGGTGCCACAAGCAATGCAGGAAACTTAGATTATACTAGCATGCCAGCTTGCACAGTTGTCGCAGTAGGTATTTTAGATAATAGTACTGGTGGAAACTTACTACTCTATGGAACGCTTACAGCGAACAAGTCCCTTGACGCAGGGGACACTCTTAGAATTGCAGCAGGCGACCTAGACATCACAATTGACTAAAAGAGGTTTATATGGGAATTGAAAGAAGAGAATTTGCAGGTGGAGTAGTTGCTCAAACATTAAGTGCGAATATTTCAAACTCGGCAACAACCTTTGATGTATCTGATGGCTCGACATTTCCAACAGGGGATACTAATCCATTTACAATTGTTATCGCTAGAGGTTCTGCTGACGAAGAAAAGATGTTAATTTCATCAAGATCGGGAAATACTTTTACTGTTTCAAGCAGGGGTTATGATGGAACAACTGCAAAAGCGCACACTCTTGGTACTTTTGTTGATCACATATTGGATTCAAATACAGTTCAATCAATGAATACAGCCGTTTTTGACGGTCAAATCCTTTACTGGATGGGTGTCTAATGGCTAACTTACTGCCAAAAAGTTTTTATATTGGTAATGACTCCGCTTCAAATGTCTATACAGTTTCTAATACTGCAGGAAGTTATTCAATAGTAAGAAATATTAACATATGTAATCGGTCTGGCAGCGTTGCTACTTGTAATCTCCACATACTCGGTCCATCAGGAACGCCGGGTAACAATAATGCAGTATTATCAAGCTTTGCTGTTAATTCTAATGAGACAGTATCCTATGATGCATCAATCGTCTTAGATGCTGGACAAAAAATTTATATTCTTAACACAGGTAATATTTGCACTTTTACAATAAGCGGTGTTGAGTATTCTGCCTAACTAATAATCAAGTATTATTGTTATGTGAGAAAATTAAGGGTTAGAAAAGGTTCATGGGTTATATTCCCATTGATTTTATTGAGTTTCTTTGCAACATCGGCTCAAGCTGAGAATTTTTATATTACACAGCCAACAGATGTTTGGCTTGAATATACAGAACCAACACAGTTGGTAGTTCGAACCTATATGGTTCAAGGATATAACTCTGACCCAATGTTATGGGTTTATGATGAACAAGGCACACTGCTTGCAGCAAATGACGATTCACAGTTCGGCTTACAGTCGTACATTTCTATAGGCGTACCTGCTGGTCGCTATCGAATAAGGGCTGGCATTTGCTGTAACGACCCTAACGCTTGGCGCACAAATGGGGACTGGAATTTACAGTACGAACTGGGTTTCAACGGTGTCGGGTCTATGCAGACAACTACCACAGAAGAATCGACAACCACAACATCAACGTCGACAACCACAACATCAACCACCACAACCACATCTACGACTACCTCTACAACAACTATAGCACCTGAGCCTGAACCAACTACAACAACTGTTGAAGAAGTTGTTCCCCCTCCTGTCGAGATACTTCCAACAGAGAATACTACTGTTTCAATTCCTGAAATGGATTTAACTCCAGTTTCTACTCCAGAAATAGATACAAGACCTGTTGAAATTCCTGAAGACCCAACGCCAACAATTGAAGTTCCCCAAGAGGTTCAAGAGACTATAGACGCAACGGTTGATGATATTTTCGATGCACCTATAACTAATGCAAACCTTGCAAATGCTGTTGATGACTTAGTAGCAGATGCTGAAACTCCTAAAGAACTCACGGCAGTGGTTAATTCTCTTCTTGGTCAAGATTTAACCGATTCGCAGTTTTCTACAGTTATTGATTCAGTGTTTGATGGGCCTATGTCTGACGAAAACTTCTCTGCTGCAGTGGAAGCTGTCTTTGACAATACATCTCAACTAAGTGCAGACCAATTTGAAGCTGCTGTCGATGCAGTCTTTTCTGAGCCGTTATCTGAAGAACAATTTTCTGCTGCCCTTGATTCTATTTTTGATGAGCCAATCTCGGATGAAAAATTTGAATCAGTTATTGACTCTGTATTAGATACGCCGTTGTCAGATGAACAATTTGAAGCGGTTGTTGGAATTTTAGAGTCAGATTCTGTTTCTGAAGAACAAGTGTCTAATGCTGTTGACAGTGTTTTGGAACTTGGTGTTACAGAAGACCAAGCAACCGACCTTGCTACAAGTGCAAAGGTTTTGGAAAGTATTGACGCAGATCAGGCTACAGAAATTTTCCAAGAAATTGCTGTTGAGAATCTTACTCCAGCAGAAGAAGCTGCTCTTGTTGAAACGCTTACAGATGCTCCAGAAGAGATTAAAGAATCCTTTGAAGGAGAAATTGACATCTTCGGAGAAGGACTTGATGATTATGTGCCTACAGGCTCTGAGATAGATGTAAAAGCGAGAAGGGCGCTCATTGCTGTAACAACAGTTTTAACAACGATTACAACGGCTCCTATGCCCTCTGGAGGCAGTTCTGCACCATCGGGTGGAGGTGCTGGTGGACCATCCGGAAGCGGTGGTTCTGGTAACACAGATCGGGGTAATAGCCGATCAAGGAGAAAATAATGTTTAAAAAAATATTAAACGAACTCCACGCTTTGGCGTGGACACTATCTGGAGGTGTGATTGTTTTAATTACATTATCCGGCAAAACACAAACTTATGGTCTTTGGCTAACTATTGCTGCATTTGTTGTTCATATGTTCGGTGCTTTAATTAAAAAGGATGAAGAGTAATGAATAATACTAAAAATATATTAATGAGAATACTTGCCGTATTCGGGGCATCAGGTCTTGGAGTTATTGGAGCGGGTGCTATCGCAGGAGTTAATCTCCCTAAGGCTGTTCTTATGGCTGGAATTGGTGGAGTAGCTAAAGTTGTTGAAGGGCTTGCAAAAGCTTTCCTTGATGATGGAAAACTCGATGCCGATGAAATTCATGAAATCTTTAATGGTCCTAAAAGTCAGCCTAAAAATGACATCTAATGTATAATTGAAATATAGTGGTTATCCACAAAGGAGATATATTATATGAAAATTACTGAAGCACAAAAGGCAATGGCTGCATCATACGCAAGAAGCGTATTGGGAGCTGCTGTTGCTGTATACGCATCAACTGGTGATGTTAAAATGGCTGCAAATGCACTATGGGCTGCGGCCCTTCCTGTCATTATGCGCTACTTGAATCCTAATGATTCAGCATTTGGAAAGACCAAATAATGCCAAGAAAGTATTCGTACTATCCAAGTTTTGATGGAAAGAAGGCACAGCCTGGCACTGAGAAGCTCGCTGATTTGTGCAACCGTAGATGGAAAACCAAAAATATGGGAATCTATGTTGCCAGGTTAATGAGGAATTCTCATACAGAAGGTAAGAAGATTGGCGATCCGGGTATGGAGAAGTGGATGTCTGTTCATGCAACTGGCGCTGCTGTAGACATTGGTTATGATGATCGCAAAGTTGGAGTTGCCATGTGGGATTGGTTCATCAAGTATACGAAAGAATTAGGCATTGAAGAAATTCATGATTATGCATTTGATAAAGATGCAAAAGATGGTAAGCCCGGTTATGGCCGCGGTTTCAGGTGCAGTCGCGGCGAAAATGAGGCTGGGGTAAAAATTTTTACCAAGGATGATAATGCAGGAAGTTTTGGGGGGAAGTGGTTACATTTAGAGCTTTCTCCAGAAATGGCAAAAGATGCTGTAAAATTTGAAGCAGCATGGAGAGCATTACCAAAGCCAGGTGCATAATGGAAGATATAACCAAAGGAAGAAACAAATCTTGTGAATGTGGTTGTGATTGCATTGATAAATGCGATTGTGGTTGTGAGGCTTGTGACTGCTAATTATGGCTGCATCAAGAGATATATCAATTTATCAAGGTGACTTTTATACGCATGAAGTTCGTATAAGGAATAGTGCCAATACCGCAATTAATATATCTGGTCGCACTTATGCGGCTCAAATTAAAAAATCAAAAAGTTCTGATACAGTTGTTGCATCTTTTACAGCAGTTATTTCAAATGCTTCAAATGGTACATTAACATTATCAATGGCTGCAAATACCACTGCTAATATAGATAGTGGTTCATATTATTATGATTTACAAGAAACTAATTCAACTGTAATAACCACTTTAATGGGGGGCAAGGTCACAATAATTGGAGATGTAAGCAATGTCTGAAATAACAACATTAAGAGTTGATACTGGGGATGTAACACAAGTTACAGTCACAGATTCGGATATAACAAACATTGTTGTTAGAGATGGTGACATAACAACACTTACCGCTACTCCGGCAACAATAACACTAGATAGAATCTTAACATTGTCAAATGCATCGCCATTAGACATAACTAGAACTGCAAATAGCGGAGTTCTTGAGGTTGCAAGCAGGGCGGATCATGTCCACTCAATTGCGAATACATTACTTGATGGAGGTAATTACTAAAATGGCTAATACAATTAGAATCAAAAGAAGGGCTTCTGGAGGAGCAGCTGGAGCGCCAGCCTCTCTGGAAAATGCAGAACTTGCATATAACGAAGTAGATGATGTCCTCTACTACGGTAAAGGAACAGGTGGTGCAGGTGGAACTGCTACAACTGTTGAGGCAGTTGCTGGTGCGGGAGCTTATCTCACACTTTCAGGGGTCCAGACGGTAACTGGCAATAAGACATTTAGTGGCCTTGTTCTTGTTCCAACACCAACCGCAAATACTCATGCTACAACCAAGGCTTATGTTGACAGCGCTGTTGCTGGCGTTACCTTGGGTAATACAGCAGTAACCGCTGGCTCTTATGGCGGTGCTGGCACAGTCGGTACCTTCACTGTACAAGGCGATGGTCGCCTAACTGCTGCTAGCAATACAGCAATCTCAATCACTGCTTCACAAGTTAGTGACAGAGCAACAAACCTTGTAACTGGCCTTACTGGTACAGCCAATCAGATTACAGTTTCCAACTCAGGCGTTGGAGCAGTAACAATTAGCCTTCCAGCTGATGTTACAATCTCTAATACTCTTACAATTACTGGAGATCTTGTTGTTAATGGCAATACAACAACTCTTAATACCGCAACTTTAACGGTTGAGGACAAGAATATTGTTCTTGCAAATGTTGATACACCAACAGACACGACTGCAGACGGTGCCGGTTTCACAATTAAAGGTGCAACAGATAAAACTCTTAATTGGGTTGATGCAACAGATGCATGGACTTCATCAGAGAACCTCAATCTTCTTGCTGGAAAGGTATTCCAAATTGGTGGAACTTCAGTTCTTTCAAATACCACTTTGGGGTCAGGAATCACAAACTCAAGTTTGACCACACTTGGTACTATTGCAACTGGTGTATGGAATGGCA